ACTATATAAAATAAAAAGAAGCGGTAGAATACCGCTTCTTGAGCCGAAACCGGGAATCTAACAAATTATTTATAATCAACCGATTAAGCGTTATTTTTTGCCATTGGTATCACACGGTAAAAATATTCAACTCGTTTCTGAGCCCTATAGAGGGCTTTTTTTATGTTTTTGTGATACCGACAAATTCCGTTTTTAAGTTAAAAAATCCACCTATTTTTAACAAGATTGTATAGCGTATCATATTACTTTTTCATACAGTTTACCATTGATTGTTAGATAGGAGTTAAAACATAATGTTTTGCTTAGAATATTAGATTAATGACGTTATTCTATAATTTCTCCCAAATCAATATCAACGATAATTTTTTCATCTGTAGTGGTATTGTCATAAAATATAATTTTTAACGAAATGACCATTTTATTTCCACTAGTAGATATGTTTGTATAATTGAGTTTAGAAGGCTTTTTATATTTATGATTGATATAGCTATGTAGATTTATATCTGTTCTTCCTTTGTCAAGGTCAAATATTGACATACCGTCATAAGAAGTCCTCCCGTCATCCCAATCGACTAGCACATATTTTCTTCCCAAAATAGCGTCAGGACTACCAAACCCAGCTAGATGTATATGGTTATTTTCTTCTATTATATTTCCGCTCTTGTCAATAATAAAATATCCGTTATTTTTCCCTATTATAATAGAATCCCCATATCTTATAGCTGCATTTTCGTAATCGTAATTATATGCTCCGTCATTACATATATATTTAGTAGATATAAGATCCCCATTCAGATTATAAATGGCAATACACTCGGCTGAGCATTTTAACATCATTGAAATATTAACAAAACCAGACCATTTACACAATAATAAATTATCATTGTCAAAAAAAGGATATCCTGAAGATGGCTCAAAAGCTACTGTTTTGTATTCTCCATATCCTAAATATATATCTACTGGATCAGGAATTATCATATCTTTCTCCCATATAATCTTATTATCACTTCTTCTTTCTTTTACCAGCCGCTTTTTAGATTCATTATTTATTGATGCATAATATATATGCGTTGAATCTTGGGCTAATAATTTCCATTCATTAGTTGTTAAATAATCATCTACGGGAATGTTATCTTCGTTATTACTACAACTGGATATTACTCCAATAAGTAATAAAGATATTAGCAATACTTTTTCCATAATATCTATTTTTTATTAAGACTAATCGTCTTATGAATATTATTCTTTTCTGGCTCTATTTTATTGCATGTAATTAGATTTAACTCAACTCCGAAAAGAAGTCTTTCTAATCTATCATGTTGGTTGTTCATCTTAATGGCAATGTCTTCTAATTTGTGTATTATATCATTGTTCATATCTAAGGTTTTTAATCTCCTTAAAAAACATGATAAGATGTTCATTTGTTTAGCTTACATTTGGTTTTTGTAACTGTTCTTTCAATTCGGTGTTTTCATTTTTAAGCACTTCGATAACATTTAGTAAGTCATCCATACGTGTTTGGTATGTTTCTATTACTTTTATAAGGACTTCGATGGTCCTTTTGCTGTCTATTTGTTCTCCATGTAAATCTATGTTAATATTTTTTGTTTCAATTTGATGTGGTGCGGATGTTTTATTAGTTTTTGATTCTGAATCGGATGATGCTGGCTCAGATTTAAGCATCTCACCCTCTCCTGTAAGAATATAATTTGCATTAACATTGTATTTATTACAAAATTCGTATAAAACATTCATTGAAACCCCAACTCTGCCACATCTAATTTTAGACATTGTCCCTTTAGACAATGATTCCAAATTGTTCCATACTTGATAGTCACTGATTTTTAGAGAATCTATAACTTCTAAGAATCTACTTGTATAAACGTTAAAAGCATCCATATTATATAGATATTATTAGGTAGTATCATTAAAGGATACTATATTTGCGTTGTAACACTGCAACTGTTACTTACAAATGTTTAAACTTGCCTGGCATGGCGTTTAATATATCAAAAGAGGATTCGCGTTGGTTGCAGTAACGTGGGTTCTCTTTTTAAATTTTATATTTATGAATAAAGAGTCCAATTCAGATCTTTTGCAAAACATTTCCAAACTAAGCGATGGGAATGTAATAAAGTTCCTTTTAGGTGCTTCTGAGCAAGGTAAATTTCCTCCCGAAATCTCCGACTGTATTACTAAAGTCGTGGACTACATGAATGAAAACGAGGTTCGTGTAGATCCGGGCTTCCGTTACAGCTTGAATATATCTTTATTCCGTAAGGATAAGTATTGGATAAGGACTATCACAGACAGGGTAACAGGCGAGATATTATATGAAACCAAAACCCGTCAATGCTTTCCGGATAACCGTACTATCTATACGGAGTTGGAGTATGGCTTATTCGGGAGTAGTATCTATCATCCCAATTATACTATTCAGCGAAACAAACAATGATGCAATTGTTTGTGCAAACTCAATACATTTGTTAGCCTCTTCGGGGAAATCACTTTCTAGTTTTTTCCCCATTAGTTCAAGTTCCAAGCTCATTTTTTGAATATTAGCTTTCTTTATTTCATACGCAGCTTTGAATCCTCCGAATTGGGCTATCTCATATAGTTTGCAAGTAGGATATATATCACTACAATCCCAATATTGAGAAATATTTTCTTTTATTATGTATCCTTTTTCAAAGAAGTCCATAATCACCATTTCAAATTGTTTCCCATTAATTTTTAAATTGGGAACATCATTAGGAGTAAAACAGAATGTTTTTCTTTCATGGGCCGCCATATCAAGGATTGCTTTCATTATTTTATCCTTTTCCTTAGGAGTTATAGCCCCACAAAAGTTGCGTTCGTTTGAATGTTGAATGTCAATCATAGCACCTCCTTTTTTTATCGAGTAATTTTATCTTTCTTATATTCAGTATTTTATATATTGTGTTATTTAGAATAATGTATAAATAGCAAATAGTATCATAAAAAGATACTTTAATCTTTTGTAGTATCATTAATTGATACTACATTTGCAATGTGAAAACGAACTGAATACAGTTTTATTTCGCAACGGCAATAATTAATATACAAATATATGAATAAAATAGGAAGAACCAAAGAAATCCCACGGATAATCGTTCCACAAGGTGCACAGAAACACATCGCATCTCATTTCGGGGTTAGCGGTGAAACAGTACGCAGAGCATTAAAGTACATTATCAACACTGAACTTGCAGTAAGAATAAGGGAAGAGGCGATAAAGAATTATGGTGGTGCAGAATCCATTATCAGAGTGAAAATATAAATATTCAAGGGTTATGATGACAAGAACAGAAATGAATATGCTCACGGAAAGATTTGCAGAAGTGACGGGAAAACAGAATGATTCTGTAATGAATTCTGCTAGATGCGCAGAATATCTAGGAATATCTCAAGGAGCTTTAAGAAAACGCGTTCATGATGGTACTATCCCATATACTAAAAAGGGCAAACTGTTGTATTTCTCTAAACAAGATGTAAATAAATACTTATTAGATAAATAAAAAATGAGCAAAGCAACCGATTTTATAAATAATAAATGCTACCAGCTTGGTAATCCGGTAGAACCGTTGATTTTTAAAGCTGACGCGCTGGAAGCTATTAGTATTGCATGCAAGGAGATAGAAGAAAGAACTGTGATAGTGTACCGGCAGTTATGTCCTTGTTTTCAAAGGGGGAAATGTAAGCATTATCCTCACAACCAAAAACAAGGTAGTCAAATATGTGATATGGAATGTGATCGTATAAGTTATCTAAAGAAACAATTGGCTTGTATTTCAGCAGACAAATAAATATATCCCCTCCCGTAAGATTCGGGGTAACAACCGGTTTAAGCCGTTGAGGGGAACTGTTCAAAGTTCTTTCACACATTGTAAATGTTTATATGGTGTAACTCATAAGCCATATAATGCAGACAAACGGACTGATTATAGGAGTCAATACCAGCAGGGATGCCGTGACGTATTGAGGGTCTATAATAATTGATTGAACATACTTTCGGTGCACCGATTTGTCCTTAGTGCATTAAGTAAACTTGGTTGGGCACAAGTACCGCCGGAAGGTCTAATATATCCCCTCCCGTAAGATTCGGGGTAACAACCGGTTTAAGCCGTTGAGGGGAACAATATAAAAATGCATATTATGAAAACAGCTAATTTTATCCTGTCTATATTTGCCGCACTATGCTCCTTAGGAATGATTTATGGTGCGATAGTTACGGAAAGCCCTATAAAATCCGTATCGGTGATTATATTTTCTATTATCTCATTATTTTGTGTGAAATTGGTGGTAATGACATATAAAGAGTTAAAGGAATATGAATGATTTTTTCATCTAGTTTTTTTTGTTATTTTCATAAAGTTAATGTTGTCTGTCCGTGCCGGTGTGTGAATATAGGTACGGAATTTCACCGTCCATGGTTGGTACTGTCTAAAAAAAATAAACATAAATAATAATCTCTACTTTCATTTAACGGATAGTACGGCGGTTCGATTCCGCTGACGGTGGCTGTAAGTTATCATAAGTGATAGATTAAGTCGTTTAGGTTTTGCTCCTGTAGTCTGTGAAGATAGCAGGAGCTTTTTAATTAGAAAACAAGTTAAGTTATCATGAATAAAGATATTATAAAAATGAAAGCCAAGGAGTATGCGGATGGTATACGAGGGCTTACCCATAAAAAGACAGCATCAGTGGATTTTGAGAAAGGTGCTCAATTTGTTTTGGAATCCATGAAATGGAGGAATGCAGAAAAAGATCCTCCACCATTGGACACAAGAGTGCTTGTGAAGAGTTCCGGGAAATTTGTGAATACCGGGATGTTGGTATTCGATAGTGAGCATAAGAAGAATATTTGGATATGTGGAAATACTAACCGGGCATGGGATATTAATTTTTGGAAACCATTGCCACAATAATTAGATAAACTTAAAATAAATGGTTATGAAGAAAGGTGATAAAGTACGTGAGATAGGTGATACGTTGACAGGTACAATAGTTTATATCGCTAACGGATATGCTGATGTCAAATATCCTAATATGAAAGGTGTATGCTCATTGCCGATCCAATTTCTTGAAAAGGTATGAGAACTATAAGCCAGATAAGCGATGAATTGGAAAAGCTTTATTCAGAGCTTGATATAGTCCAGTCAATGAGTGAGGAATCGGTAAGGCTCACATTCAATGCTGAATGTAAGGGCAAGTATATATCCTTGCTTAATGAAGAAATCGATTCTCTTGAAAACGAACTTGAAGAAGTGGAAAGATATCATGGCAGGAAGCGGAACTTTGTAAGGACTGCGGACCTGCCTTTTTTGTGTTGGTAAATAATAATTTTATAATGAGTGAACAGTTAATATACAGTAAGATAGCCAATATCCTTAAAGAGACAAAGGCTATCACCAAATCGGAGAAGAACCAGCAACAGGGATTCAAATTCCGTGGGATTGACAACGTTATGAACGAACTTCATGAATTATTCTCAAAAAATGAGGTGTTCATACTACAGGAAGTGCAGAACTTCACAACGGAGAACAGGATAACGAAATCCGGCGGTACGAACACATTTACAAGGGCTACGATAAAGTTTAGGTATATGACCACTGATGGCAGTTTTGTGGAAACTGTAAATGTGGGTGAAGCAATGGACGCAGGCGATAAAGGAATGAATAAAGCAATGAGCATAGCGTTGAAATATTCTTTGCTTCAATTGTTCCTGATTCCTACAGAAGAGCAAAAGGACCCTGATAGTACAACACCTGAGGAAACGGATTTCCTTGCGATGGCATTGCAGGAAGTAAGATCAAGCCTGTCAATCGAGACATTACAGGTAGTATGGGGAAATTATAAGGAATTACAGAGTGACAAACGTTTTGTTGAAGCGGTGACAAGAAGGAAAGGAGAACTGAAATGAAACTAATCAAATCACAAGTCGTTTTCAATCCCGATGAACATACTTATATGCTAGGGGATAAGGAACTAAGCGGTATTACTTCCGTGATAGGCAGACAGCTTTTCCCCGATAAATACCGTGATGTTCCCGAAGACGTGTTAAGGAAAGCGGCTGAAAGAGGTACTATGATCCACAGTATATGCGAACTTGTCGATGATATTGGGATAACTCATGACAGCGATGAAGCACAAGGATATAAGGAACTGAAAGATGATTGGGGATTGAGGTACGAATGTTCCGAATATCTTGTATCTGACAATGAGCACTATGCAAGCTGTATCGATAAGGTTTATCGCGAAAATGATACGGATTTTACTTTAGGTGATATAAAGACCACTTACGTGCTTGACAAGGAATCTGTAAGATGGCAGTTGAGTATATATGCATACCTTTTTGAGTTGCAGAATCCGGGATGCAATGCGGTAAGGCTTATAGGTATATGGTTGAGAGGTAAAAACCATGAGATAGTAGAAGTCGAGAGAATACCATCAGAAATTGTAATAAATCTGTTGAAATGTGATTTGGAAGGCAGACAGTTTGTGAATCCCTATTCCATATCCCCTGTTACTCTTCCTGACGAGTACCGAAAGATGGAGAGAACAATACAGGAAATTGTGTCACAGGCAAAATACTGGGCCGATAAAAAGAAAGAAATAACCGATGGCGTTATGATGGCTATGGTAGAAGCCGGTGAATATAGTTGGAAAGGTGATATCATATCATTTACTCGCAAAAAGGATACTATCAGAAAGGATTTCGACAAGAAGGCGTTTGAGAAAGATTATCCTGATTTGTATAAGAAATATTTAAAAGAGATTCCAGTAGTTGGAAGTGTAACATTAAAAACAATATAATTATGGCAATTTTAAGTGGTTCTATCTGTCTCTCTGATATACCTCGTGAGCAGATGAAGAAAATTAAGTGTAAAGATGGAGTTGAAAAAATCTATGTGAATGTGGCTGTTATCGAGCGCAGAGAGAAATCCAAGTTCGGGCATACGCATTTCATCACTTGTTCTCCTAAAAGAGAGGAGCGCATTGAAGGGAAGTCATATATTTTTGGAGACCTCAAAGAGTTTGTACCTCAGAATACATCACCTAGCCCAGAGGATATAAATAATGCACCAAGCGTGTCGGATGATGATCTGCCATTCTGATGAAGTACGATGGCTCTAATCCTCTCCACGTCCAGCAGGCAAGAGCGAAGCTGGAGAAACTGATAAAGGAACAGAAGGTATTTGAACTGACTGAGAAGAAACCCCAAAGGTCATTGAGCCAGAACAAGTATCTCCATATATGCCTTTCCTACTTTGGGTGCCAGATTGGTGAAACGATGGAATATGTAAAGCGGAACTACTACAAGATTCTCTGCAACAAAGACACTTTCGTCCGTGAGAGAGAAGACAAGTTTTTGGGTCGGATAAAGTATCTACGAAGTTCTTCTGATCTTGACAGCGCGGAGATGAGCCTAACTATTGAGCGGTTTCGGAATTTCGCGAGTGCCCAATGTGGCATATATATCCCATGTCCAGACGAAGAACGTTTGATTCAGTTGATGGAGATAGAGGTCGAACAAAACAAATTTCATATCTGAAACAATGATTATACGAATTAGTGCCTTTATCATTATGGCAATATCTTTCTTGATATTGTTTTACAAGAATGACAGTGATAATTATATGGCTATCCTGTTACAAATAATAGTATGGCTGATGTTGATATATGCTGAACTTTGCGATATAGAATCGCTCCTTTAAGTTATTATCATGAAACTTACTTTGACAAAACAAGAAGTGCTTCTCATCCAGTTACTTCTTCATATTTATAAAAATGAGTTGCCCGATTACGGAACAGAGAAGCATGGCCGTTTTGTCGGGAAGCTGTACAAGAAAATCAAAAGACAAGTTATTAATCAATTAAAATAATATGAAAATTACAATCAACAAACCAACAGAATTTGAAGCGGTCTACTTAGAAGTGGATGCAGGTGTACGCTATTGGAATGACGGATACATCAACGGTATGGAGGATACCGATTGTGAAGAAACGGACGGAAGCCCCCAAATGCCTTGTGCCGAATATATGGGAGAACAACACATGGTGCTGCGTGGTAATAACTGGCGTTGGCGGCCACTGATAGATATTGAAACAGGACGAATCGTCAACTGGTCCCAAGGAACAACTGCCAATGTTCACTATAAAGTGTGCGATGATTTTTATTGTGATATTCTTGATGGAAACAAAAATGTTATCACCTCTTATGACGGCTATGTACCTAAGATTATGTGTCCGGCAGATGAAGGATATGGCGACTACATCATTATGAATATTGACGAGAATGGATTTATTCAAGGATGGGAAAAAGAATTGATTAGTAGAATTATAAAAGAGTATGAGGATTAAATGAAAGCATTATTTAAAATGGACTTCGATTGCGGAAGAATGGGCAATCTTGAAGGAGTATTTATTGCAGACACAGAAGATGTCGAATACTTAGTGAATAACAAAATCAGTGTTTACTTCGGTGAAGTACTTGGCAAACACTCTGAAATATCCGGGTGTGTGGCTGAAAGTGAAATCAAACAAATAACCACCGATGAAAATGTAATCAAGATAGTTGAAGAATATGGGCTCAACAGTGGGTATAATCCATTTGAATACACTCTTTGTACATCAGAAACGGAAGATATACCAGACAACGGAGTTGATTGGGATGATTGTACTATACAAGAATACATAGATTTTATGCGAAATGGTATAATACCCCAATATTACGAGGAAAGTCATAAAGAATGGTTAAACAACCAAAAAGAGGACTGATTATGGAAAGCAATATATCAAGAGATCATATTGCGCTTGAAGCAATGAAGTGCATAATGATGACAGCAAAACGCAGGAGAACTTTATGGAACAGAGTTATAACATTGTTTTTCCCATCCGAAGAAGAAAGTGTTATAAACTAGGACAGGCTAAAGCAGCTTATCAGATAGCTGATGCAATGATTAAGGAACGTAACAAGACAAAGGAGGAATGATATGTATTACGAGGTAAAGTTAAAGGTGATGAAACCTAACAAGGACGGTCTTGAAAAAGAAGTAAAAGAACACTTCATTACAGACTGCTCACTTTTTGCAGAAGCGGAAGCCAAAGGGATCGAACAGTACGCATCCGATAATATGGAATCTGATGTCTTCTCCATTTCACGTTCAAACATCATTGAGATAATCAACGAAAAGACAGAAGACAAACCATTCTTCAAGGCTACCATTGTAGATACTCAGATTGATGAGAACGGCAATAAGAAAGAATTGAAATACTATAATTTGGTTTGCGCAAAGGATTTAAAGGAGGCAAACACTTTGATGGAACAACACCTTTCACAAGGTTTGTCTGATATGAGATTGGATGCGATTGTTAAAACCAAAATAATTGATTTGATTTAGTTATGGAAGAATTTATTTCAGATTGGTTCATTCCGATGGATTTCGGAAATGACCTTCCGGACGAAGAACCTAACGGTGAGGATAATTTTAGATTCATTTCTTTATAAACTTTATGCTTTCCCGGTCTGTGAAGATAGGGTGGGCAAACATGGGATAAAATGGTCATAGGGTGCTAAGACTAATGAATGGAAATTTCAAGTGTACATAGAAATGGAAGTCATCAAGACCGTAGCTGAGAGTAATACATTTGTTGAGTAGTTTAAAGATCATAGGATAGCCAATCTATGGACGAAAGCGAGAAATCAGACGATACTTGTGTAGGTTCGACTCCTGCTTATCCCTCATAAATGTGAGCCACACATAAATGGCATGGGTTAATAAATAATGGTTGTGCCCCGGAGAATACGCTTCGGGGCTTTTAATTGGAATGAAACATATAAGCAAAAAACAAAGTACAATAAACCGTAAACTTGCAAGGATAAAAAGGGATCTACCGCAGTATTGCTGTATTTGCCACAAATATACATCCACACCACAGTTGATGCACCTGTTACCTAGATCACTTTATCCTGAATACATTACGGAAGAATGGAACTTGCGAATTGGCTGTCCTGAATGCCATAGCAGGTATGACAATGACCGTAATTTCCGTAAACAGCAAAAGGGAATAGTAGAAACAATCCGTCAACACGATGAGCTGGCGGCAAATAGATATTTTGGATTATGATATACGATAAACAAATTATAAGGGGAAAAATCCCTTCAAAGTCGAATTGTTACAAGATAGTAGCATTATACGGGCGCGGTTCTTTAGCAAAACAGAATGTACTTAAAAAGTATGAACAAACTTTCTACGCACAATGTGGATTAAGGGACAAGAATATAAAAGGTTTCTTTAAACTAACAGTGGATGTGTATCACGAAAATTTGCGTCCTGATCTTGATAATGCTTTCAAAATTTTACTTGACTGTCTACAAGGATGCAAGGCGATAAAGAACGATCGGCAATGTATGGAGATTAATGCACGAAAGCTGATTGATAAGCTTAATCCAAGGATAGAATTTATAATTGAGGAAGTTGAATTATAATACTAAACTTTTATGGAACAAAACGAATTAAACGAATGGCATAAGTTGTCAGAACAGATTATTGACTTCGTTGTCAATTGCAGCGATGATGTCAAACCATATATCATTGGGCAATTGGAAACCTTAACAGAACACCTAAAAGATTAAGCAATGACAAAGGATAGTTTTATCATATATAAATCTTTCTACAAACCTATATCAAGTTTATCAGACAAACAGCTTGGGCGATTATTTCGTGCAATTTTCAAGTATCAACTTGGCGAGGAGGTTACGGTAGAGGAGGACATTGATATGGCATTGGGTTTTTTCATCAATCAATTTGAGATAGACGAAACTAAATACCATGGCATTGTCGAGAGAAACCGAAACAACGGGCGTAAAGGTGGTGCTCCTATAGGGAATTGCAATGCCAAATCAAAACAACCCAAACAACCCAGTGGGTTAAACTCAACCCAAACAACCCAAAACAAGCTTAATGAAAATGATAATGAAAATGATATAGATAAAGAATCTCCTAACGGAGATAAGAAAATAATTCCCAAAAACAAGGAAGTTGATTTGTCTTTTGTTTCGGAAGATTTTAAGGGCATATTCAAGGAATGGCTTGAATACAAGAGAGAAAGAAAAGAAAACTATAAATCGGAAAAATCCCTAAAAATGTGCTACAACCGATTGCTAACATTGAGTGGAAATGATTGCAATAAAGCAAGGCTTGTGGTTGAGCAGTCGATTGCAAGTAATTATGCGGGATTATTTGAATTAAAAAATTATGGAGCAAGACAAAATACAGACATCTACGAGCAGAAGCGAATTGATTCTGAGCGGAGAAAATCTAGACTCATGGCTGAGTTCGCAGAAGCGGATGCAAAATTCCTTGCAGAACAAGAAGCTAAACGAAAAGCAGTTGGCTCTACTGGAGAAATACCCAACACCATCCCGGATGGCGGTTGATTACAATCCTGATTTGCAAGGCAAACTGGCAAAATCAAATCTTACACTTGCGGATATTGCCTTGAATGATAACATACCTTCGCTTGCAAACATCCGTTCTGTGTATGGTGAAGACAACGCACTTAGGTGGCTGAAAGTACAGTTTGACAGCCTTAACGATTACGCCGAGCAGGGAAAGGGTATAACCGACAAACAACTGGATGAACTTTGTATTCTTGTCCTAGGTGAATACTATTGGATGAATTTGGCTGAAATATGCAACTTCATATCCAGATTCAAATTAGGGAAATATGGGCAATTTTATGGTTCTATTGGTCCGATGAAGATTTCATGCTCTCTTCTGGAGTATGTTAAGGAGCGTAGGATTGACATTGAGCGGCATGAGCGTGAACGATACAGGCTTCAACGTGAAAAAGAGATAGAGGAGCGTGGAAATAACAGAATCTCTTATGCTGAATATCAAGAGTTGAAACGCCGGGCTGAATCCGGAGATGAGGAAGCCAGAAAAATGCTGATGTCACCATGAGTATGGCAAAGAAAGTCAAATCGGAACTCGTATATGTCAAATGCCGGAATTGCAAGAATGCCTCGGACTTCGGGGATAATTCTGCGTATTGTAAGGCTAAAGGACATAGAGTGTGTGCCTGTGACAGATATGGGCAAATATGCAATAGTTTTTTAAAGAAGTAATTATGAAAGATATTGAACTATATAGAGATTCATTTCAAAATTTTCGTAGCTATCAATTACCTAAAGCACAATTGATTATAGCGGATGTACCTTATAATTTGGGTACTAATGCTTATGCAAGCAATCCTTCATGGTATAAAAATGGGGATAATAAAAACGGAGAGAGCGATCTTGCAGGGAAAAAGTTTTTTAATTCAGAAAATGAATTTCGTCCTGCCGAGTTTATGCATTTTTGCAGTGACATGATGGTAAAAGAACCGAAGAAACCCGGTAAATCCCCTTGCATGATAATATTCTGCGAATACGAACAGCAGTTCATGTTCATAGAACTTGGTAAGAAGTACGGGCTAATGAAATACATTCCGTTGGTATTCCGTAAGAACTTTTCCGCACAAGTATTAAAAGCCAATATGAAGATTGTTGGTAATTGTGAATACGATTTGTTGTTATATAGAGATAAACTACCGAAATTCAATAATGATGGAAGGATGATATTCAACTGCTTCGACTGGGTTAGAGATGATGATAATCCTAAAGTACATCCAACACAGAAACCTATTCCCTTACTTCGTAGACTGATTGAAATCTTCACCGATAAGGGTGATGTAGTTATAGACCCTGTAGCTGGAAGTGGAAGTACGCTCTTGGCTGCTGCGCAATGTGGAAGAAAGGCATACGGTTTTGAGATCGACAGGAATTTCTACAATGATGCTAACAAGTACATTTTATCAAGAATTCAAAAAACATTATTTCAATGAATACCGAAACGCTTATAAAGATACGTGAATGGGAAGCGGAACGCGACAGAAACCTGCGCATCCACTGTCCTCTTGTAGCTGCCAAATTCCAAAGATGGATTGACAGGGCGAAGAAAGAGGACGGAAACAAGAATACAAACAACAAGAAAGGGGGCAATCCATGAGAAATAAGCTAACCGTAAACGACCTCCCCGCGGATGTGGTGGAACGGATGAAAAAGATGATCAATGAGGACAGGCAGATGCTGAAGCTGAGGGAAAGGCACGCTTCCTTTCTCAGGTCACACCGCTATATGGAGGCAATGAAACTCAAACAGATTATGGACGGTATAGAAACACGTGTCATAAACCAATACCTTTCCGAATATGAGGGGATGTCGGAATCCATGGATAATTTCATGCGTGAAATGTCGGAAGAGGACAGGGAAGAGATAAACGTCCTTACCAACAGTATCATCATGCTGTGCGATATGGTTGAGACCTTTACGATGGACTGTAACGAGATTTTAAAAAAATATCATCCTGATTACCGTATAGAGATGTTTGACAAGGTTTCCGAATGCGGGAAAGCCGCCAAAGCTCAGGTGGACTTCATGTCAAAAAGCACGGATATGGTTTACCAGTGTGCCTTTGCCGAGGATGCGGACAAAATAACAGAGATGGTTAGGAACAAGGTCAAGGCTTTCATCAGAAAGCTGAAACGAAGGAAAAAGGCGGAACATGAAAACTGCTGACGGTTATCCTGTGGTATGTTACGGTGTAAAAGGTAAATACAATATACATCGCATCTGCCGCCGTTGTGCCATATACCGTAAATACGATTCGATTCCCGAAAAGCCATGCTACAGGCTTCATGGAATACACCTGTTGGGCAGAAGAGAATGCCCGATCTTTGAACAAAAAAATATCGCAATATCAAAATAACGAAAAAATAAACAATATCATGGAACAGAAAATAAAGGCTTATAAAGCATTTGATAAGGATTTATCTTGTAGAGGGTTTAAGTATGAAGTAGGTAAGGAGTATGAAGAAACAGGCTACATAAAGGCATGCGAGAAAGGTTTTCATGCATGTCCTTATCCTCTGGATGTTTTTGGTTACTATGCGCCAGCCGGGTCAAGGTTTTGTGAGGTTGAGCAGAGTGGTAAAATAGACGATTCAGAAAGTGACAAGGTTTGTTCTTCAAAAATTAGAATAGGTGCTGAGCTTGATATAAGGGGACTTGTGAAAGCAGCTGTATCTTATGTCAAGGAGCGGTGTACTAACGAGTGTAATGCGGAACCGGGGAAACCTGCCACGGCTGGTGATAGAGGTGCTGCCACGGCTGGTGATAGTGGTGCTGCCACGGCAAGAGGGAAGGCTTCAACAGGATCTAATGGTTTGTCAGTAGCAAGAGGGAGAAATGTTCAGGCAAAAGGCGGAATAGGTGCAATTTTGGTCATAGCTGAGGAAAGGGATGATACGTATGATATTGTTGATTGGAAGGCTGTAGTAGTTGATGGTGAGGTTGTCAAGGCTGATACATGGTATAGACTGGGAAACGGTGAGTTAGTGGAAGTTGATTAACAGTTGACTGATAGAGCAATTAGAATTTAATTGATAATAATTACCATTTACCTGACATCAGGAAAATGGTTCAAAACGGAACAGATATGAGTAAAAAAAGAACAATTCAAATAGATGTTATCGGTCTGATAGAAGAAACTGAATTAATGAAATGTAAATTGTATGTTGATGGTCGTGTGTGTGTAATCGGAATGTCACGATATGACTATGAAGAGTTAATGCGAGAAAAAGTGTTTATCCGGGATGGTAAGAGCGTTGATTCTGCTGGTGTGATAAACACGACTAACACTTTCGTTGAAGATGATTAATATTAAATTAGATATGAGTGAATTATATATACCGCCTGAGCGGCCTGAGAGGAATCTTGTTAATGGCCAGTTTTTAAAAGGTTGTACTCCACATAATAAAGGGAAGAGAATGACCTATCATTCAAAGTGGACGAAGCGTAGAAGTTTACAAGGTTTGGTAAAAGGTCGTGGAGCGCATCATAAAACTGGTGCAGGTATGAATAAGAAATCTGTTGTCGTTATTAAAGACAGGAAGTTGATAGGTGTATATGCTTCTGTCAATGAGGCTGGTGCAAAATTATGTATTACTCCATCTCACATAAGTGATGTTTGTTTAAAAAAGAAAGGTCATAAAACGGTGAGAGGCTATAGAGTGTATTTTGAGAACGATAATGCATGGTTAACAGAAATTGATTATTAATATGACAAAAGAAGAAGCATTTAAAATATTTCATATAGAAGATTTAAGAGATCTTCCTGATGCAGTAATGCGTATTCTTGACGGTTCTGTAGAATTACGCAATAAAATCTATAACGAATTGATCCGTATGAATGATTACGATATGTCTTATGATTGGTTTCAGGCTTTGTATGAGAATGAATTGTCAGAGCGGAAGCAGAAGAAACAGGATTTCACACCAAACTCCCTTGGAATCCTTTGTTCTAAATTAACCAGCCAGGCTGGTTCGATACATGAGCCTACAGCCGGAAATGGTTCTATGATAATCGCTGATTGGTGGCAGCGGTGCCACAACAAGATTCCTTGGGAGCACTTTCCATCGCAGAATATGGTGACATGTTGGGAGTTGTCTGCACGATCAATACCTATTTTGCTCCTTAATTTATCAATTCGCGGGATTATGGGGTACGTTTATCATGGCGACGTTTTGGGAAAATCCATAAAAATGAAGTATATTCTTCTAAACCGTAAAGATGATACTTTAGGGTTTAGTGATATTATAAAGGATCCTGAACATAAACTTATCATAAAAAGCAATATACAATGACGATTCAAGAGATATACAATAAATGGCTTCCTGTTAAGCGCAAGTTAGTAAAGGAAAGTACATGCTCCACTTATGTCTATCAGTTCACACAAAAAATACTTCCGATATATGGAGATAAAGACCCGGAATATGTTACTAATGACGAAATGCAGAGATTTATGCTGTCTTTGATTGAAGAAGGGTTATCTGTGAAAACAGCTAAAGACATATTCATCTCTTTTAAGATGCTATTGTATTATGCAATGGAACGATTTGGTGTAAGATATATTAAATATCGTGTTCAGTTTCCTACTGCCAATATGGAAGCAACTAAAGATCTTGAAGTATATACAGAATTTGAACAAAAAAAAATAATCTCGTACATAGTGGATTATCCGAAACCTAAGCGCTTGGGCATTCTAATAGGCTTGTGTACAGGTATGAGAATTGGTGAAATTTGCGGACTGAGGTGGGAGAATATAGATGTTGATAACAAATGTATCCATGTAACTCATACTATTGAACGAATTATGGATATTGACACCCGAAAAACCAAGGTTATAGAATCTACTCCCAAGACTATAGAAAGTCGCCGTGATATTCCGATAGGCCGTGATTTACTCGGTATCTTGAAAAAATTCAAGGCTTGCTATAATGATAGTTTTTATGTCACTACTGGAGATGAGAAGTTTTGTGAGCCAAGGGTTTACCGAAACTATTACAGGCATCTCGTTTTGAATGAAGTTGGATTGGACAGGTGTATTAAGTTCCACGGTCTAAGGCATTCATTCGCCACACGCATGATTGCATCTAAAGCCGATATGAAGACAACGAGTCGTATCTTAGGACATTCAGATGTATCTACGACTATGAATCTATATGTTCATCCATCAATGGATGATAAACTGGATGCGATAAACAAGTCCATGAAAAACTTATTCAAATAACTCAAAACAATTTAAAAATGAACAAAGAAGAATTTCAGACAAAGAAAAATGATATTGATTCAAAAATAAGGGAATTGAAGAATCAGAAAATTCAGTTGGAAAAGGAATACATTGAATCCAACCAAGGATTCCCTGTTGGAAGTAAGGTCTGTATAACGGTCCTTGCTCATGAAAGATATATTTTTGGGAACAATGAAAGGATATTAGTCCCAGAAGCGAAGAAGTTAGCCTATATTGCAGATTATGAGATTGATGACAACGGAGAGGTTGTCCCCTCTTTAAGACAGTTGGATTACAATGGGGGCATGTCAGCAATACCTTTATTTGTTAATTTAAAGAAGGCTATAATTGAATTAGTGTAAATCTAAATAGATATGAGTGAATTATATATACCGCCTGAGCGATTTGAGAGAGACTTTATTACCGGACGATTTTTAAAAGGTTGTGTTTCTCACAACAAGGGTCGTAAAATGGTTTATCATTCAAAACGGTCCAAAGCCAGAAGTATAAAAAATCTGTCTAAAGGACGTGGGGCTTGGCATAAGACCGGAGCAGGTATGAATAAAAAGAGCGTTGTTTTGATAAAGGATGAGAAATTATGTGGAGTATTCCCTTCGATACAAATGGCTGGTAAGATGATTGGCGTGGCTCCTTCTTTGATCAGTGCTATATGTCGGAAAGTGAGAGGCAAACATACGGCTAATGGATACAGATGTTTTTTTGAAGATAGCAATGATTGGTATAATTTAATTAAACAAGATTATGAATAATGATAGGCAGAAGATATTAACTGATTATATTTCCTACTTATACACAACAGGCAGGACTTATGATACTGTCGGGAAATATATCAAGCATGTCACGGATTTTTTAGAGATGACCAAAGAAGTGAACCGCCGTGGTTATTTGAATTACAAGCGTGAAAATGCAGATGTCATGGTGCGTCATTCGCTAATGTGTTCAGCTATATGCGATCTATTATCCTATCTCAACATCGGATATGGAAAAAGGGAAAAGGCGGTGAAACCTTTGGAAAAACTTGATGTCATTTCGGATAAGAACAAGAAACAACTTAATGATTTCATTGTGTGGCTGACCGACAACAATGATTACTCTTCTCATACAGTTGATATATATTACACATCAATGAAGAAGTATTTCGAGTATGCCAATGAGGTAAACATGGATAATTGCAGGAGGTTTATAAAAAGTCTTGAAGAAGAAAAATTATCTCCCGCTACCATCCGTTTGCGGATTACAGCAATAGAAAGATTTTCTAGATGGATGAAGAAGCCTATAGAGCTGAATCGTCCCAAAATAAAGCGCAAGCTTGATGTGAACAATGTGCCGACCGAAGAGGAATATAACCGGCTGTTGGAATATCTCAAGAAAAAAAATAATAAGGATTACTATTTCTTTATTAAGGTATTGGGTACAACGGGCGCCCGTCTGTCGGAATTTCAACGATTTACATGGGAGGATATAATTAGTGGTGAGGTTACATTGAAAGGTAAAGGTAACAAGTACAGACGTTTTTTCTTCCAAAAGCAATTACAGCAGGAAGCGAAGGTTTACGCTAAGGAACATGGTAAAACCGGGATTTTTGCGGTAGGGAGATTCGGCCCGATCACACAGCGTGGCTTTTCTCAGCATTTGAAAGCATGGGGAAAACATTGCGGCATCGATTCAAAGAAGATGCACGCACACGCCTTTCGCCATTTTTTCGCTAAGATGTTCCTTAAAAAAAACAAAGATGTAATTCAACTCGCTGACCTTTTAGGCCATGGGAGTGTAGACACAACTAGAATTTATTTGCAGAAAAGTTATGACGAACAAAAAAAAGATTTTAATCGAAACGTTACATGGTAGTGTTGCGCAGCTCAATGAACTGTCATCCATGACCGAAGGGATAGACATCTATGACGATACCGGGTGTGTTGACACTGATTTTTTGATAGAAGCGATATCTTGCGTCAGTGCCTTCATGGGCGCAAGCAACATCGTCGTTCAAAAAATATCCTCACTGTTAGCACCTGACGCTCCGGTTGGGGAAAAGAAGAAACAGGCTGACGAAGGCAAAAAATGGAATGTGGAAGAAATACTGAAACATTGTACTCTTGAGAACAATATCCTCAAACTTCCTCAAGTTCAATTTAATAAAAAATCTTATGCCGAAGCAAAGAAATGGATTGAAGAAGCCGGCGGATCTTGGCAGGGTGGAAAGGCTCAAGGGTTTACATTCCCGTTCAATCCGGAGAGGGCGTTCTCAATTCTTAAAGAAGGGAAGCGCTGTAATCTTCAGCAGGAATATCAGTTTTTTGAAACGCCGGCTGAGGTGGCGGACTGGCTGGTTATGCTTGCCGGCGGAATACATGAAAATGATACGGTACTGGAACCGAGTGCCGGCCGCGGTGCTCTCATTAAAGCCATTCATCGAGCTTGTCCTTCTGTAACGGTAGAATGTTATGAACTGATGCCGGAAAACAGAGAGTTTTTGCATTCGTTGGAAAATGTGATACTCCTTGATGAAGACTTTACGAAAGACAGTGTAGGGCATTACACTAAGATTATTGCAAATCCTCCGTTTTCCGGTAATCAGGATATAGAGCATGTCAGGCTTATGTATGATCGATTGGAAGAAGGCGGCACGCTTGCAGCAATAACTAGCCAACACTGGAAATTCGCTTCGGAAAAGAAATGTATTGATTTCCGCAACTGGCTGAAAGAAGTACATGGAGAAGTGTTTGAAATCAGCGCGGGGGAGTTTAAAGAGAGTGGCACTTCTATTAGTACAATGGCGGTAGTTATAAAAAAATAATTCAAAATAAGAAAGATATGAAAGATATAGAATTATTCAACGATCATTTTCAGAACTATAAAGTCTACGGCATTCCTAAAGCTCAACTAATTATAGCCGATGTTCCCTACAATTTAGGAAATAATGCTTATGCCTCTAATCCTTCATGGTATGTGGATGGTGATAATAAGAATGGAGAAAGCGATAAAGCGGGTAAAGAATTCTTTGATACTGATAAGGATTTTCGCCCGGCAGAGTTTATGCACTTTTGTAGCCAGATGCTTGTAAAAGAGCCAAAGGATAAAGGTAAGGCTCCTTGTATGATAATCTTCTGTGAATTTGAAGATCAATTCCGATACATTGAATTAGGAAAGAGATATGGGTTAAATAATTACATCAATCTTGTATTCCGGAAAGATTTCTCCGCGCAGGTATTAAAAGCAAACATGAAAGTAGTAGGTAACTGTGAGTACGGTTTACTTCTTTATCGTGAAAAACTTCCGAAGTTCAACAATGATGGTCGGATGATATTCAACTGCTTTGATTGGGTAAGAGATTCTGATACACCCAAAGTACATCCAACACAGAAACCGGTTCCACTTCTTCGGAGGATGATAGAAATCTTCACTGATAAAGGTGATGTCGTTATCGACCCGTGCGCTGGAAGCGGTTCCACCTTATTAGCTGCTGCACAGTTGGGACGCAAGGCATACGGATTCGAGATTAAAAAAAAGTTTTTCGCTGATGCGAATAAATTGGTGTTATCGCGTATTCAGCAATCACTATTTGTATAATTCAAAACGATATAGATATGAAACAGACAGTAGAAGAAGCAGCGAAGGAAAATATCCTATTTAATCATAGGACAGTTGACAGAACTTTGTTTGGTAAAGATTTGGCAAAGTTTGGAGAGATGAATTTCGTTCAAGGTGCCGAATGGCAGTCGAAGCAATCGCCTTGGATAAGCGTTAAGGAGCGGTTGCCTGAGCCAAATAAGCTTGTCCTTTGCAGAATGGTATCAAATGGAGCGATTGTTAGTGGCTATATCGTTGTTTCATCCGGGAGATCGCCATACGTTGCGACAGACGGAGGATTTGAATTTGAAGATTGGAACGGCTACGAGTGTGACATGTGGACGCCCATCCCGTCTTTCGATGATATACTCGAATCCAACAGGGATGTACTTGAACGGATTAAAGAAAAAGGAGATTAATTATGGCAATAAAATTTTTAAACAAAGAAAGGAATAAGAAATGAAAAAGTACGAGGTTTTATTTTGCGATATGGATGGAACGTTGATTGAGACAGTAAGTAGAGAGACGTTCCCGAAGGGTATATGGGACATGAAATTTAAGTTTGATGTTCTGGATGCAATAAAGAATTTGAATCCCAAAGAAATCTTTATTGTGACAAATCAAGGAGGGATAGAAAAGGGTCTGTTTCCGGAATCATTCATTTATGTAAAATGTGAGTATGTGAGTTACAGTATAATGGATTATTGCAACATTGATACGCGTTTTAAGTATTGCGGAAGCAATGACAGAAGCAACCCTATGAGAAAGCCGAATACCGGAATGCTTGAAGAACTTTTTGATAATTACAAGACATGGAAAGATTGCAGTTTGGAGGTAGAAGATTGTCTAATGATTGGTGATGCAAGCGGCCTTGAAGGGCAGTTTTCGGACAGTGACAAGAAAACAGCCGAGAATTTCGGTATAGACTATATGGATGTCAGCGAGTTTGTAAATGTTTACGGGAAAGGGGTATAATTATGGAAATAAAGAATGGAATAATAATAGACGGGGTGCTGCATGAATTGTGTGTTGGAATATGTGATGAGTGCTCATTGCAAAATGAGTGTGATGATAGTTCAGAAATCATTTGCGATATAGCTTATGAAAACCCAAACATGGACCAGTGCTTTGTCAATCGTGGAAAAGTAACTGATATTAAGATAGATAAGGAGGAATAATTATGGGATTTACAACACCGTGTTTTATACGCAAAAATACACAGGAACTTCGGAGAGGACTGGAAGAATTGGGGTATTCACATGGTAAGCCTAAATATTATGCAGATGATGATAACAAGTATGATTTTATTATGTGTAATAATGGAATATTCTTTTTACTATCCCAAAAGAATCATGTGATAAGAAATGGGCATCCTTTGAAAAAACGTGGAAGTGTTGATTGCGGAACGAACGAGGAACTTTTCCTGGCTATCGCTGCATTGAGGGATGATAGTAACTACATGCAGTGGTTTATAGCAGATTCCATTCTTAGCGTTTCTTATGACGATTCTATTGGTAACGATCATTATTTCATAGAGCCAAAAGGCATTATGTTCTTTTGGGATGAAAATTGGGATAATGCAACCATTATTTCAGGACGTTATCACAAGGCTACTGTAAACGAATTGATTGAACATTTTAAAATAAAGGAGGAACAATTATGATTACAATAGCATGGTATAATGTAGTGGCAATTATAGTTTTAATACTTTGGTTGTTTTGGGCATCTAATGGTAAGGACGGTGCTTTTGGTTTGGGTGCTGTTGTCAAATTTGTAGCAGGTATTATTTTTATATTATTTTGGGGTGGAATATTTTGGTGGTAATATAATAAATGATTAAACAATGAAAGCAAGAGTAAAATTAACAGGAGAAATTGTAAATATCAAGGATTTATATGATGATGGCACTGCATTGGTGAATGATAAATATTTCAAAGTATCAGAACTTGATTTCTTTAGTGAAACTATCGACTGGGAACAGCGTAGATACGAATTGGCAAAAGAAATCGTTAATGTGGTTATAGCAAACGATATTGGTGTTTGTTCTGATGTAGCTGCTAAATATTCGGTTAATTGTGCTAATGCCATAATTAAAAGATTAAAGGAAGTGAATAATGAATAGCGTACAGACACAAACACTTTCCATTAAAGGAAATGGAGGTGGTGAAGCGTATATTGACTTTTGCGATGGACAATTGTGTGTTTCTGTTGTTATAGAAGGGAAACAGGCGGATTTTCACTTTGAGCCTGTTACTCTAGGAATGTTTGCCCATGCTTACAAGCTGCATTGTGAAGAATGTGAAAAGAAGAAAGGAGAATAGTTATGAAAGTGTTAAGAGATAAAACTCCTGTCGCTCGTAAAGAGCACAGGTGCAATTTTTGCGGTGGAGTAATTTCCGTTGGAGAAAAATACAACAGACAGACCAATGTTTATGACGGTTGTGTTTATGACTGGGTATCCCACTGTGAATGTTCCAAGTTAGCCTGTGAACTTGATATGTTTGATGATTGCGATGAAGGACTTGACGATGATGAATTTATAGATAACCTTAATCAGTATGTTTACGACAATCATTATGACGATAAAATAGATGATATTGCGAAGGATTGGCAATTACCACGTTATGAATTAGTAAAGAAAGTGTTGAATGAATTAAAAAAGAAATAGTTATGACCGAAGAACTTGTGACATTAGAAACAGCGAAGTTGCTGAAAGAGAAAGGATTTAATGAGTATTGCAAAGATATTATTAATCATAAGGGTATAATGATGGAAACCATATTTAGAACTAGTAAGGATTTACCTAAATCATTTTATTCTTGCCCTACTCAATCCGTTGCCCAGAAGTGGTTACGTGAAACCAAAAATATTCATATATGTGTATATAACTGTGCTTGTGGCTATGGATACGAAATATCTAAAGCTGACAATGGAACTCATATAACCAGTTCTGTTTATGAAGGACCTAATGATGGTGGTAAATGGGATGTCTACGAAGAAGCACTGGAAGCAGGTTTACAGGAAGCATTAAAATTGATATAAATATGAAAAAGATATATTTCAATGATAAATTTGGATTAACACGAGCGGTGTTGGACGGTCGTAAGACAATAACTAGACGAATTGTTCCATTTACATATTGTAAAGATAAAATTCATTTGTCTAGATATAAGGTTGGTGAAGTTGTTGCCATTGCGCAAAGCTATGAAACCGTTTACCATGAACAAGGATTGGAAACACTTGATATGTTAGTTAGTGGTTGGAAGTATAGCAAAGGTTGGCGTAATAAACTCTTTGTCTGCGCTGACTTCATGTCCCATCATATCCGAATTACCGATATTAAGGTTGAACGTTTACAGGACATTTCCGATGAAGATTGCTTGAAAGAAGGGATATATGAAGATTCGGGTGATGATAAATATCCACCATCTATATTTTATGAATTTGAGGGAAACGAAGACGATGGATTTGATACACCCCGTGAAGCCTTTGCAGCCCTCATAGATAAAGTATCAGGCAAGGGAACATGGGAATCCAATCCTTATGTTTTCGTTTATGAATTTAAACTGATTGATTAACATATAGAGAGTAAATTTATGAATAATATTAATTTGAACGAACTACGGAATATAGCTTATAAGACAGCTTGTGATCACGGTTTACATGATAAAGAACTTTTAAGAAAATGAATTAAATGACAAGTTTTGTTTTTATTCAGATTTTTTGTAATTTTGAATTATAATGTTTCCGTGTAAAGGGGCACGGTACGTTCTTCGGACGAAAAGACTTTTATGGGAAAAAAACTCGTAGCAAATAGAGAAAATTTCTGCCATTATTATATGGAAACGGGTAATGCTACAGATGCATATCGGAAAGCTTACCCTAATAGTATTGGATGGAAGGATGGGGTCGTTAGTAAGCGTGCATTTGAATTACTGAGAAATCCATCTGTCGCATCCCGTGTAAATGAATTGCAGGCTGATATCTTAAAAAAGTCTGACATGAAGAAGGAAGATGCATTGCGCTTCCTTACAAATGTGGTAAATGTAGACCCTATAGATCTTCAATTAAAAGGTAAAGATACGTTTATTGTCCGTTCTCTTGATAATATACCAAAACCAGTCCGATGTTGCATCCAATCGATTAAGAACACTCAATATGGAGTAGAGATACGGCTATATAGCAAAATAGCCGCCATTACACAGATAAGCAAGATGCTTGGATGGGATGCTCCAGTAAAAAGTGATGTCAGTACCAATGTGCGCATGATAATTGGGGACGAGCAATGATAGAGATGGTGTTCTCGTATAAATTGTTTAATCCCCTGTTTTGGCATATCCGTGAGGCGATGCATGACAAGGATATCCGGTATATTATAAACAGAGGTGGTTCTTCATCAGGGAAATCTGTATCTACGACACAATCCGTGTTGTTGTCTGTATTCTCCGGAGATGGTTCAGCTCTCGTTGTGAGAAAAGTTGGAGCCAGTCTTAAGAATACGGTATATGAAGAGTTTAAGACCCAAATGAAAGCTCTTCAATTGAGTCAGTTTTTCGCTCCAAAGGAAAATAATATAACCTGTATAAATGGTTGCAAAATCGATTTTACAGGATTGGACGATCCCGAGAAGATAAAGTCTATCACAGGATATCGCTGGATAGTGATGGAAGAGGCCACTGAGTTTGAATATGAGGATTTCACACAGATACGTTTCCGCCTACGAGGAAAGGAGGGCCTACAGATTATATGCAACTTTAATCCAGTATCAGAGGACTCGTGGATAAAAACCAAGATCCTTGATACATACGAGTGGGATGAGCATCCGAATGATTTGTACGGGAAAGTAAGATATCCGATAAAAAGGAGTTTATTACCTAAGGATTATAGCCGAATATTAGGAAAGAGATATAATAAATCTAGAATGATAGCTAATGAGCGTACGGGAAAAATGGAAAGATATCCATCGGATACGGTAGAGCTGCATTCTTCGTATAAGAACAACTTCTGGGTAGTAGGTTCTCCGGACGGGAAGTATGGATACTATGACAGACAGACGATATCTAATTACCAATGGTACAAGGATCATGATTATAATTACTACAGGGTATACGCATTGGGAGAATGGGGAAGCATTAAGACAGGAGGAGAGTTCCTGTATGCATTTGATTCAAACAAACACATAAAAACGACACACTACATTAAAGGGATGCCGGTTCATATATCAATTGATAACAATGTGCTCCCTTATATTTCAATATCATTTTTCCAGGTGGATGGAAGTAGTATAAGGCAGTTTAACGAGATATGCGCCAGTGATCCGTTCAACACGGTAACACAGGCTTCAAAAATGGCGGTAGATTACCTGAAATCAATAAGGTATAATGATATGCTGTATCTGTACGGAGATGCTTCGACAAAAAACGGGAACACTATAGACGAAGAGAAGAGATCGTTTCTTGATAAGTTCGTGGAAGGGCTGGAAAGCGATTACCATGTTGAGGAGAGGATACCGGCTTCTAACCCGTCCGTACCGATGTCAGGTGAATTTGTAAACTACATGCTCGATGGAGGCTCGGGTATGTCATTTTCGGTAGATGATGGATGTAAAAACTCGATAGTCGATTATAACAATGCCAAGAAGGACGTTAATGGAGGGGTGCTGAAAAAAAGAGTAAAGGATAAGATTACAGGACAGTCTTATGAGAGATACGGTCACTTGGTGGATTGTCTGCGATATATTACCGTATGGGTATTCAAGGATGAATATACTCGTTTCTCCTTGAAAAGGAAACGAAGTAAAATTAAGCAGGAAAATAAAGATATGAGATATTATGATATATCTAAAAATATTCAGGGAACAAGACTTGTATATGTTCTTCCCGAATATGCCGGAAAGTTTATTATGGTTTCATGTTATGTAAATGAGCGAATATATATCGATAATGTGACATATATAAGTTCATTTGATGAAAATGTTCTTCTGTCATTTTTAGAAGGGATATCTCCTGCGGAGATCTTGTTTGAAAGTGAAAAAAATTATTTCCCTATAGCACGGGGCTTAAGGGATAGATATGATGTCAGAATCATACATAAAAATATGGGAGCAGACGCTAGGATATCTGCTTTTTTGGATTTTATCAAAAATAATATAATGTTCCGTTCAGACTATGACAAGATACCGCAATACAATGAGTTTATGGATGGAGTATTGGACTATAATGGTTCAGATGATTGCGCTGCAATTTATTCTGTAGCAGCACTGTCTTATTACGTATCGAAAAAATATAATATATAATTGGTATATTTTTAAGATATATCAAAGCTTTGATAAAAAAACATCGGGTGTTATACAAAAAGTATTGGTATATTTTTAATATTTTCCTTCTCGTGGGTATTTTTAGGGTATTGCGAAATGATATGACTTTAATTTATCTAAACAACACGATTCAAAACGTGATTTTAAATATAGTTTTAATAAAAAAATAACCGACAATTAATGCCGGTTACCGTGATAGAATCTTATAGCCTCATTGACATATAATGATACCGATTGCTCCTTATCTAAGATAGCAGCTACATCCTCCTCTATCGTGACAAATATTTTTCTTACACCTCTAACCTTGGGACGTCTTGGCACATCATTGCTGTCCAATATCCTATATATCGTTTGCTCAGACTTTATTTCCGTATCCTTCATTATTTCCTTGATAGCCATCCCTGCTTTGTACAAGGACAATACCCTAGACTCTTGATCTAGGGTAATAGATCGTCTTCTTGCCATAATTAATATGTTTTATAACATTTATAATTTGTTGCTCGTTAATTCAAAAAGTTGCACCTTTGCATCAAACATCAACGATGTTAGTCGCACTTCGGTGCGTGGATTGAAACGACATTAAAAATGTCATTGTGGCTTAAACCACATTTTAATATTTAGGGCAGCGAAGAAATTCGTCGCCCTAACTTTTTATTTATAAAATCTCTATTTGGGTATAGTATGCATTCATCTTCCCAAAGAATGATTCTATTTTTGCTCTCTGATAAGAAGACATTTTGTTATAAATGACATTTTTGTCATCTTCTCTTAAGTAGTATTCCTTTTCATCGTCAGTAAGATTAATAACTATATTAATTGCTCTCCCACTGTATGAATCTGTAAATTGAATTTTTGTCTTCATAGTCTTACGCCGCTTATCCGTTGCCGCCGGTTCTATTATTACCTGTTGTTTTATTATCACAATGTAAATATACAACATTGTGATATAATAGCAAAACAAATCACAATATATTTTCTTGTATTGTGCAATATTTAACATTTAGACACAAAAAAAGAAAACTATATTAATTAGTTATAAGAAGCCAATGTTGAAACAAAAACCAATCTTCTTAAAAAATTGCCATTAATGCAATATTTTTTACTTGCAAGATGAATGAAGAGAATTAATAGAACGGCAAGACTGGCGAGTTTGTATTTTTATTGACAGGAAACGAATGTTATGGAATGGGATCGGAAAAACAAGTATAAAACAGATAGCTTTTATAGATTTCTACTGCCTGATGTATTTTTCCGGGGATTTTTGAGATTTTATTTGATTTTGTTTTACATTTCTACGTTTAGAATACTTCTGGTTAGCCCTTGTCAGATCCTTGATGATCGTTTCATCAAACACTTCCGAATATATCTCTGTTGTCTTGACCGATGTATGCCCCAAGAGTTTTTGGACGGTGGTTATCGGAACGCCTTGGTGAACCAAGAGAGTAGCACAAGAACTGATAGGTGTTGCAACGAGTGAAAAAGATGGATTGATGCCATCAATTCAAAGAATGACCACTTCATATCAAAAAGACCAGCAGAAGTATTGTAAAATTGCCGAATTTAGAAATCGTTTAACAGGAATATCAATGCTTATTTCAGTATTTAAGAACCATGAAAATTCATCTCCGTCTGTTGTTTTATTAACAGGATATAGCGATGATCTATCCGTTAATTCGATAAAAAGAGGAATCTATTTAACTAATGTTTATTATCAAAAAAAAGAGAACAAAACCATTGTTTATGTAAAATCATCAGCATACGTGTATATCAGTACATTGTGCATTGGCATGAATGGGTCGCTCAAACTAAGCCATGAAAACAATCTAGATTTACCATCCGACGCAATCGAAATTCCTATATCTTGACAAGAATTTAGCAATATTTGAGAGCTGGAAGAACTGATGCCGATTGCTAATTTAGGAAGTAAAGGGCTCTTGAGAAAAGGCGTTCTTTCTCCTATATTGGTTTGCAATAAAGACTCCGTTCAAGAAGTA